ATCTGACAGCGTTGATTCGTCACGCCATTCAAAAGAAATGTAAGTACCTAGTCCGCTGATGTCAATCTCGACACAAGCCCTATCAGGTACATCATGCTTGATAGCCAGATGCCTGATAGTCTCGTAGTCTCCAACAGTAAATTTATCTACTTTGATACGAATATTTGTATATTCTTTTTTCATTTAACTTTCTCTCTATGTTGGCAGTCACAATTTAACTCATCACACTCCAGATGTAAATCCATTCTATTGTAATCTGCAGCATTCCTACATGACATACATATCATAACTTGTATACCTTACCATCAACAACCATTTGGTTATTCATAATCATACTAATCTGTGGTGTCACCACACCATTACGAATCTGCAAAATACCAATGGCTTGTTGCCAGTTGGCACTACCACCACCGAGATATTTTGCACGCTTCATGTTCATTAAGTTTCCTACTTCTACTCCATATAGTCGTTTGGTAGTTGTTCCATTAACTCCCATATGGTAGTGCTGGATACCAGCGCGGTGAGTGTGTCCACAGATGATAGACATTCCTGTACGCTTGGCAAGATTAAGCGCAGTTCCGCCTGAAGTTGATATAAGTGATCCTTCATCTCCGTGCGCCATTGCCCAACCTGGAGCGAACTCCCAGATTTTATCATGGTACTCAATGTTGAGTTCATCATATCTAAGTAGTCGTTCATATTTGAGATCTCGTATAGATGATAGAGCAGGTGCGTACTTACCAATGTATGTTCTAATTCTGTCGCCATGATTACTCCGCATTAAATGAAATGGTTTACTGCCTATAGCGTCACGGAAACCTGCCATGATTTCTGTTGTACGGTCTAGACCTTTTTGAAAAGTACCAGCATATTCTGCTGCACTACCTTTATTCCAACGTGAAGGTTCAGGCATGTCTGCCTCATCACCAACACAGTAGAGTTGGTCAGGCTTGTATGCTTTAACAAACTTTTGTACTAAAGCAACAGCCTTCTTATCTTCTTCGGGTGCTTGAATATCTGAGAGCACCACAATATTTTGATCAGGTAACATTAAAGTTTTCCTTCTAATCGGTTGATTTCATCTTGAATGTAGTAGATTGCTTTACGCAAATCTTCTATATGTTTATCTTCATTCTTTAAACCTGCACGCCATAGATACTTAAAGGCATTACCTATATTGTAGTTTCTATGTCGTACGATTTGGATGCACTCAACACCAGAAGGATCTGATGTATAATGCTTTGGTTGGTTTACCATATCTTTTACCAAGGTTTGGTTCCACCAATCTTATTAATCAATGCTTTGATAGCACGATCAACACGCTTACGTGTTGCATCTTCAGAGATACCTAGAGTATCTCCGAGTTGTCTGTAAGTTCTATTTTCGTCAATGAACCTATGGACAAGCATTTCTTTATGATGAATAGGCAAAAGATCAAAGCCCCGACTAATGTCAGCCCGCATAGCAAGCCACCCATTACCTTCGGCTGGGTCTTTTGTAACTCTTGCTGATTTGTCAACACCTGCTAGTAACCCTTCTGGAATTTCATAGTCATTAGATATAATACTAGGTAGAAAGATCTCTACTGTATTCTTATCATAATAATATATGTCGGCTAACTCGTAGCCAAATGCTTTTGCTTTTTCTTTTTCACAATACTTGAGAGCAGCACGACCAATAGATTTACCTACTAGTGCTGCCTCATCTTTTGGTTCTAACTTCGACCACTCATTACATTTACCTGGATGGGTAAGAAACCACATCCAGATCTCTTGAACGATATCTTCTCGATCAATCATAGGATACCGTTTAGACATGCGCCATGCTGTATGGTTGACTAAGTTAGACCACTTATCAACTTCTTCGTCTGTCACAGTTTCTACTTTCCATACAGGCTTTCCCTGTATGGGCAGGAATCGTAACATAAATTATTTAAAGTTCTTGATCGCGTTCTTCTTCGGCGTGTTGCAGCATATGTTCTAGGTCGTCTTCAAACCCATGCATCTGCATATCTACCACTATATCATGCATAATTTCTTCACCAATATCATAGGCATTGCCGACTAATAGTTCACCTAATTTAATTAAATGATCTTTTGCATCTGATATACGTCCACTATCTACAGCATCATATATGCCAGATACAGCATCCACAATTGCAAGACCCATGTTACTGCCTTCAATAGGTACAACAATTTCCCTGTCGCACTCTTGGAAGTACCAGTCGAATACAAGTCCGTCACCCCAAGGCTTCTTTGATTCGCTCATTAATAAATTCAACTCCATTCTTTTGATACATACTATTTACATCTTCGCCTTCTGGCATTTGTACAATTCGCACATTAGATAATTCACGAATGATCTTTTGTGCAAAACCTTGACCTGCTGAATCACCATCTGCCATTACAATAACAGTCTCAAAATCATCTAAGATTCGTGTGTAGTGAGGCTTCCAAGACGAAGCACCAGGCACACCGATTGTATGGTGCGTAGTCTTAGTGCTCATGATTACAGTATCCAGTTCACCTTCGCATACACAAATGTATTTCTTTGCATAGAATAAGGCATTAACATTAAACATTGTAGTGGTTGCTCCAGGCAACCCAAGATACTTAGGCTCTTCATCTGATAAAGATCTGAACCTAAGATCAACAACACCAGTAGGTGTTATATATGGAATAGATAATCTTCCCTTGAACTGTTCATGTCCAGGTAAAGGATTATTCACTACCCCGATCCAGAACGGAGCCACGTCTTCCAACGTTAGCCCGCGACCTTTTAGATATTCTTCTGCCAGTCCCACGTCCTGGGCGTACACTCTCACCGAGCGTTGGAGAAATTCTTTCTGCGAGTTGCTTAGCCTTGACAAAATCTACTCCTTCTTCGTGCATAATAATATCATATGCATCTCCTTGAACGTCACAAGCAAAACACTTGTACGCATTTTCTTCCACGTTTATTGCAGCAGAAGCATGAGTGTCCCCATGAAAGGGACACTTCATCTTAACCCATCCACGTCTACCATATGGCAGTTGCCCACCATAATGCTTGACTACTAAATCTATTGCTGGTTTGTCTTCCATAACTTAGCCTTCTCCTGTACTACAGGATCTTTTTTCCTGCGTTCTTTGCGCTCTGCTTTGAACTTAATCCGTGCTGGACTTGACTTCGATCCCATGATCTTCTCCTAGTACTAGTGCAAGAATTTCGTTTAGTTCTTTATTTGTTACGTCATCATGACGGTAACTTTTTTCTTCACCTGTTTCTTTATGTTTAATAATTGTTGTTTCTTCACTGGTAGCAACTACCATCCAATTACCATTTGTCATTTTATCCACCTGTCTTATAGAATCCAGTACCCTTAAAATGTACTGGGGTTGCGGTTATAGTACGAATCAACTGTCCCGTCACGCATGATGGGCAGTTGATGAGCACATCTCTTTGGTCAATGTCAAGATGTTTATCAACTTGATCATTGCACATGTTACATATAAAAGAATATACTGGCATGTCTCTCATCTCTACGAATCCAAAAGGACTCACTAGTATCCTTCTCTTTGAATCAATTCAATCCAAACAGAGACAGGCATAGTAGCATACCAATCTCCAACATTTGTTTTACCTTTGCGCTTATGAACTACCGCGCCTGTGTTAGCCTTAGCGTTAACAATCTCAACTAAAAGTTCATCAACCCATCCAGCCAAGTTCATTCGTGCTTGATTCTTTATCTCGAAACAAACACCATTGATCCCTGCAATATCACCACGATCATTTGTGTCTCCCGCTAATCTTCGTTCAGCGTATTTAAATCCTTGTTCATGTAGATAGGCAACTACATCTCGTTCAGCCTTACTACCTTTTTGCTTTTGTGGTGTGCTCATTCTTCCTTCATTCTAGTGTATAACATATCATCTATATCGGCTGCTAAAGCAGCACGATCATCTACTTCTGCGTCACTTGCCAGGCTTTCCGCATAGGTGAACGCTTCATCAAGGTCGTGAAAAATCGCACCTTCACTATCGTTCTCTTCGTATACTTCAAACCAAGCATTGTTCTGCCAAATGTCATCATAATCAAACTTATCGTTAAGGTCTGACAATTCTTTATCGTTAGTTACACCATACTTAATTAGTCTGCTAGTGTCTCGGATAGCGTAATCATTATCAGGTAGTTGTATTCTCATTTCGCCATAGCACCCGACAATAATTCTTTTATCGCCATTAACTACTTCACCTAAGTATCCTTCACCAACATACCAAGCAGCGTCAAGGTGTTCAGCAGAGCGTTTAAACCTTCTGTTAGTTTTCATTTTGTTTCTCCTTATGACAATCGCATTTACAAGCGTGTTCTTTCTGGTCGAAAGACGAGAAGAAAGACACGCGACACTTATCATGGTGTCCCGTTGTACACCAACCAAACTTACTTGTCCCTAGTGTGTGGCTCATTGATTCTTATCCCTAGTTTCTTTCTGAGTTCACGGCGATCACGTTCATCAACACCACCC